ATATTAGTATTCTAATATTGCGTAATCATAAGTAAGTGTTAATGTGATTTCTTGTGGATCTGCTTGGTTTGCCCAATCTAAATCATTGAAAGCCGCATTACTAATAAAAGCACCTTTAAGAGTCCATTGTTCAATTTTATCACCTACTGGTCCTAATGAATAGATTTGTACATCTTTTTTGTAAAAATCAGCGTATCCATCTCTACCTGTCAAAGATTCATGTGATAAACGAACCCACTCCATAACTGCCTGTGCTCCTGATGGAACAATTGGGTCATAAAGAGTTATTTCCAAATCCTGCCATGTTCCTTTACCTTTTAGTTTTCTCTTTACATTTATATGTTCAAGAGTTACTACTTCGAATTGTATATTTGGTCTGTTAGCCGCTTTAATTAAATATGAAGGGATTCCACCAATTTCCATGATGAAACGATTCTTCATTTTTGGTTCGAAGTTCGTATAGAACATTTCGTTGAACTCTAATACTTCTGCCATTTTATTTTTCTCCTATTATAATAAATATTCTTTTTTACTTTTTTTAAATATTACGCTGAAAACGATGCTCCAGTCGGTAATATGTTGAAATCTAACACGATATATTCCGCAGTTTTTGTTGGTTGTAAGAAAATCTGTCCAGCCAAAATATTTCTATCGATTACATCAGGTGTGTTATTTGTTTCATCCATTACTACTTTGAATGCGTATAAACCTTGTCTTTGTTGAATTGCTTCTAAATAAGGGTTTACCGTATTTAAGAATCTTGCTCTTGTGGATGCGGTGTTTTGTTCAAATACAAGGTATCTAGAAGTTGAAGCAATGTATTTTTTAACTTTAATAAGTAATCTTCTAACATTAATTCTATCTAATGCAGATGCTTTATCTTGTAAGGTTTTCTGTCCAAATGCTACAATACCTTCACCAGGGAAAGAAGCGATTGGGTTTACTTTACCTTCATATAATTCATCTCTTTCAGCGTGTGTTAATCTATTCAATACTGAAACTGCTCCTATGATACCACCTCTATTTAAACCAGCTGGTGCGAACCATTCAGCTGCAATTGCATCGTTGGCTGCGTAAATTCCAGGCATCAATACTGATGGTGGAACTGAAGTTAGTTTATTAGTGTTTCTATCAATTGTTTTAACCCAAGGATAGTATGTACCAACATAGTTAGAATCTACTGAATTTGCTTCATCAACTGCTTGTGCAATTGTATCATTTACTGATGTTACATCACCAATGAAGAATGCATCTTCTCTTGATTCTACCATATCAATTACTTTATCAAATACATAAGAATGTAATCTACGAATAATACCAGGAACCGATACTAAATTAATATCGAAATCATCTGGATTAGATACTGCATTTATTGCTTTTACATAAGCAACTGAACCATTTGATACTGAAGTAGAACAATCAAAACCTTGTGTATTTCCACTTCCAAAATTATCAGATGATGCTAAAGCAACTTCAGTTGTTGGTGCATTACCATCAAAACCTTCTTGAAAACCTACTGTGAATTGTCTTTTTACAACATCAGTTGAAGCCGAACCAGTTAATTCGTATCCGAAAGAATGTGTACCACCATTTATAGTAATACCACTTTGATCGAATGCAAATACAGTATTAGTACCATTTCCAGCACCATTTGGAATTGGTGATAAGAAATGTCCATTATCAAGTTTTACTAATGTTGTATCTAAATCAATACCAGAGTATTTTGAAGAATTTGATGAATTATTTTCTGCAGAACCAGTTGAGAATACAACTGATGGAGTTATTGAATTATTTCCTGAAATCGGTGATAAGTATGCAGAGTGTCCAAACGGTCCCGCAATAATTGGGAACGAACCTTCTGGTTTTACTTCTACTCTTACATATTTAGAACGATTACTATAATCACCATTTAATGTTTGTTTACCATTTGCATCAATAGTAACGTTTTGGTCACCAATTACTTTTACAATATAGTTTGGAGATGCAGGGTCTAAATTAACGTTGTTATAAGTTTCTAATACACTCTTCTTTCTATCAGTATCAGAATAACCTCTTACAGTAATAGAGAATGTAGCGTAATCAGTAGCGTTTGATTCACCTGCCGCTTTTACATTAAAGATTGATATTTTAAATTCTTTATTATATGCGTTACCATCACCTAATGTATGGAAACGGAAAAGTTCATGTCTTTGACCAGAAATTTTTTGTGAAACAATCCAAGGAGTAGAAGCATTTTGAACATCTTGTCCAATAAAACTTTGTTCACCTAAATTTACAATCGAAATAACTGAACCAGATGCTTGATTAAAAGTTTTTGTTGCAGAATTTTCAAAATATTGAGAAACATAAACACCTTTTGAACCTCTTGCAGATTCACCAAATACATCTGATAAATCATTTCCAGCTGAAGGTAAAACTGATGCAGATAAGTTAGTTACATCATATGCTGTTCCAGTTCCATTAAGTGTTATTGCAAATTCTGATGAAGATGGTAGTGAAGATACACTTGCGGTAAACGCACTTCCAGTTCCAGAAGTAGACCAATGATGAGTTGGTTTAATTACACCTACTAATTTGTGTCCTGCTCCTGATCCAGATACTACGATACCATAAGAACCAGAATCTTCAACGGTATAACCACCGATGTGACCAACTCTTACAATTGTTACAGTTCCAGCCTCTCTTAAATAATTTTGTACTGTATATCCCGTGTAGTAATCTCCATTAGGAACACCGAATATAGATTCGAATTCTGATTGTGTGTTTACAACGGTTGGTACGAAAGCAGGGCCTTTAGCGAAAGGTCCGATAATTGCTGCTCCGATTTCACCAATACCTTGAGATAAGAACGATAGGTCATTTTCTCTTGTAAAAACACCTGGTGATACAATCTTTTCTGCCATTTTATATTACTCCTGTTAAATTTTCAATTATAATGATACGAATATAAATATTAGTATCTTTTTGTAAAGAATATTTTTTGTTTATTGATTTGTGTTTTTAATATCATTAGATGGTGTAAAAAGTCCTGTGTTTAGGTCATAACTACCATCACCATATTTTTCATTTAATTTTTGAAACAATGATTGTTCTTCCTGTGTTAAAGCAAAGTATTTATTGTGTAAATCACTTTCTATGAGGTCCAATTCTTCTAATCTCTTTTTTCTTTCTAAATTTAATTGACCTAATTGATAAAAAACCTCACTAACGTTTTTCTTCAATTCATTGATTTCTAAAATTTCTTGCTCAGTAAACTTAATTGTATTTTCCATTTTGATATATTTTGTTAATTAACTATTGTATATATATAAATATACCAACTTTGAGAAAACGTAAAATATTATCTCGTAAATGTTAATGTTGAAGACCAAGTACCTTTAAGTCCTGCTTCAATTGCTCTTACTCTAAAATAATATGTTCCAGGTGAAAGTATAGTATTTACTTCAACTTCAGTTGTACTCCATTCATCTGCAG